AATGGCAATCGCTCCGGTAGAATCATCTAGTGTAGTAATCAATTCAACAAATGGTATTGAAATGCCAATGAGTTTAATCTCTGTTAAAGAAAGTAAAGCAGGGTCATTAACACAAGTAGTACCAGACTATCACATTAAACGTGTAAGAAACTCTTATCAATTGATGTGGGAACAACAAGACTGTGATGCATATCTAAAGACTGCGGCAGTACTAGCGGCTTATGTAGATCAAAGTATATCAACAAATACATTTTACAATCCAGCACACTTCAAAGATCAAAAAGTGCCTACGACATTGATCGCAAAGAACTTAATGCAGGCACATCAATGGGGACTTAAGACTTTTTATTATTCGTTAATAAATAAAGCAGGTGCGAAAAGAACTGACGAACAAAACATAGTACACGACATAGCAAAACAATATATAGCAGAACCAAAGTTTGAAGACGATGATTGCGAAGCATGTAAATTATAAGGATTAACAATGAGCAAAGAACAATACGATTTAACAAAACAAACAACATACTTAGACAACAAAATGTTTTTGGATCCGGCAGGGCCAGTTACTATACAACGTTTTGAAGAAGTCAAGTATGATCAAATAGCAAACTTTGAAGAAACTGCAAGAGGCTTTTTTTGGGTACCAGAAGAAATTAGTCTGACTAAAGATGCAGGAGATTTTAAAAATGCTAGTGATGCAGTTAAACACATCTTTACTGCTAACTTATTAAGACAAACAGCATTAGATAGTCTACAAGGCAGAGGCCCTGTACAAGTCTTTACTCCTGTTGTAAGTTTGCCTGAACTAGAAGCATTAATGTATAATTGGTCATTCTTTGAGACTAACATACACTCACGTTCTTATAGTCATATTATTAGAAACATTTATAATGTGCCTAAAGATATCTTTGATACTATCCATGACACAAAAGAAATTGCAGATATGGCATCTTCAGTTTGCGATTACTACGATGGCTTACATGAAATCAACTGTCAAAAAGAAATGGGCAAAAAGATCGATGAAGAAAAACATATCAAAGCAATTTGGATGGCTCTACATGCAAGTTATGCCTTAGAAGCATTACGATTTATGGTATCATTTGCTACATCATTAGCAATGGTAGAGAATAGAATCTTCATGGGTAACGGCAATATCATTTCATTGATCTTACAAGATGAACTACTTCACAAAGGTTGGACAGGCTGGATCATTAAACAAGTTGTTAAAGAAGATCCTAGATTTGAGAAAGCGGCAAAAGAATGTGAGCAAGAAGTTTATGATATGTACATGGATGTCATTAGAGAAGAAAAAGAATGGGCAGACTATTTGTTTAAGAAAGGCCCTGTAATTGGTCTTAATGCAAATATTCTAAAAGACTTTGTAGACTATACAGCATTAGAATCACTAAAAGCAATTAACATCAAGTATATGAATCCTGCTCCAAAAGCAAGTCCTATTCCTTGGTTTAATAAGCACAGTGATACTAGCAAAAAACAAACTGCACTACAAGAAAATGAATCAACTAATTATGTAATCGGTGTAATGTCAGACTCACTTGACTATGACGAGTTGCCTGAATTAGCATAAAATTTATTTGACTGCTAAAAACATATTAAATATACATATAACATTTAACTAGGAGAAAGAATGAAAGCCATTGTATGGAGTAAAGATAACTGTACCTATTGTGATCAAGCAATTAAATTATTAGAAGCAGAAGGTATTGATACAGAAATTAAAAAAATAGGTCATGGATATACTTTAGAAGATTTGTTAGCAGTAGTCCCTAATGCACGTACTGCCCCACAAATCTTTTTAGATGAAGATTATGTTGGTGGATTTACTGAATTAAAACAAAAATTGGAGTCATAATGAATAGTATAATTAAATTAGGACAGGTCTACTCTTTTAAACTAAACAGCGGAGAAGAAGTAGTATCTAAAGTAGTAGGGAATGAAGATGGATTTTTTGAACTTGAAGATCCAGTATCTCTTGCACCCAGTCAGACTGGCATGGCTCTTATCCCTAGTGTATTTTCTGCTTCAACTGCTGAAAATCCAAGACTAAATACTAATAGTGTTTCTCTTATTGCTGTCACAGCAGATGAAGTCAAAGACAAATATAGAGAAGCAACAACCGGAGTAACAGTACCGGAGAAAAAAATATTAGTAGGATAAAAGTACATGGCTAAATTAAGCCGAAAGGGAGATAAAAACACTACAGGTGGAAAAATTCTCAAAGGCTCAGAAACTGTCTTTGCAGAAGGAAAACCTGTAGGTCTTCATGTTAGTGAAATTTCTCCCCATAATCCAAAACCAAATAAAAAACCTCATAAATCTGCAAAGACAACTGAAGGTAGCCCTACAGTTTTTTGTGAAGGGAAACCAGTACTCAGAGTAGGTTCCGGCAACGATTGTAAACATAAAATTGTTGAAGGCGCAGAAACAGTCTTTGTCCCGTAGGATAATATATGGCAGATACAGGTAAACAAAGTCCTTTAGGTCAAAACGTATTAGGCGGAATCTTACAAAATAGATGTATTCGCATTAATCCTAATGCTCAATTTTTTATGGGAATTAGTAGATCAAATTCTCAGTATACATTCGGCGCACTTGTTAATAATACTGTGCTTAGGATGCTTGTATGGGCTATTAACGACGGTTATTTAAGAGGGGTCGTACCGAGCAGTACTTATAATAATCTTATTTCAATTAATGGTAACAATAGTTGTTATGCATTAGGGAACTCAAAACCACCTACATATATAGCAGAAGATGCATCAGAATCATGGGCATATCATCCAACAAACCCTACAACATGTAAGGCAGTAGATTACGGAGAATCAGCAGGGGTCTCAGGTGCATTACCAGGGCCAGCAAATGCAGGGTATTCTGTAACAGGTAATACTGATTACGGTCAACAAGCAACATGGATTCCGTATGATATGTCAAACCCTAACAATAGTATTACTCAATGGGGTTGGATTAGATGTCATGCTTTACAAGCACATAACGAATTTAATTGGCATGCTAGAGAAGGACTTGAAGGGGCAGTATTAGATTCTAATCCATCTCCTAGATATGAAGATTTCTTAGGCTCATTTAATGAAGCCTATAGTTTTATTCAGTACAACAATAAAACAATTTCTACTGCACAAAATGCAGAAACTTTCTTAGAAGGTTCATTCAGTAATATGAATGATTTGATTACTGGAGATGTTACTGGAGTAACTTTATTTACACAGGGTCTTGCAAAGGATTTACAAAGATTACAGAAAATATTCGACTTTAAACGACTAGATCGTTTTGGTTTCCCTTCAACTTTATTACAACAATTATATGATGCAGGCGGAATAACAAAAGACCTAAATTTAGCCTTAGGCTCTGCCGGACTTTCTGAAAAAGAAATTAAACTTTTATCTACAAAAAATGATCACGGTACGGCATCACAAGAACGTAAAATATATACAGCATTTTTATCAATAGCCGGCGAAAACTTACGAGTATGTGCATCATCACTAACAACAAATAGATTTTTTTTAAACGATCAATTGAATCCTGCTATCAATGATGAACTAACAATACGTACATTAGCAGATTTATTAGACCCATATTATTTATTTTATAATACTAGATCAACTCTTACAGTACCGTTATATAATACACAAGTCGGGCTTCCCACCGGATCTAAAACATATTATTTAATTTATCCTAATAATTTGAGTATTGGAGCTCCAGGTGATAAAGGTGTGAACCCGGTGCTGTCATCTGATCAAACAAGAAGTATTGTCGGTACATTAGTGACTGCGGGTCAACCTCAACCAACGAATGATGACGCCAACACTGATGGTATTAGTACGAGAAAACTTCCAGAAGGGTATGATTCATATTTAGGGTTTCCAAATGAAGTTGTGCCTGAGGCTATCGGAGTAGCAGCCGGTGCAGTAAGATATGCTTTCTTACAAATTAGTAATATTGAACAAATTACTCCAGGTAAATTAGGCAACTGTATTCAATTTTTAGAATTATTGTCAGACGATACTACTGATGCAAATGGAACACAGGCATCAGGTAACTCACTACAAAAACCGATAGATGAAGATTTAGTAAGTGAAATTGAAGCACAAATGGGACTAGGATCAAATGTGCATGGCAATTATAGAATGGATGACTTTTTTGGCAATATGTCAGGTAATCCATACAACTGGCGCGGCTTATATGATCTTTTAGCCGG